GCAGACATTCTCACTAGAATTGCTAGATCGTTCATCTCCAGCATTTTTTGCTGAGTTGGTACGTCAGATGGAATACGCATACGCAAAGGCGACAGATGCAGCAGTTTCAGCTGCGCTAATCGCTGGTGGAACAGATGGCGGAAACCGCACAGTTTCAGCTGCAAACATCGCTGACTTCGTTTCAGATGCAGCAGTTTCTATCTACAAGGGAACACTAGGCTTTGCACAGAACATCATCGTATCTCCAGAACAATGGGGTAACTTGATGGGTCTAGTTGATGGTTCAAACCGCCCAGTATTCCAGCAGACAATCAACCCACAGAACGCAGGCGGAAACCTAACTGCAACAGCAGTTCGCGGAAACCTACTAGGTCTAAACCTACGCGTTGATCGTCAGTTAACAACAGGCTCAGGCGTTGGCGATAACACAATGATTATCGTGAACCCAGATGCTTACACATGGTACGAGTCAGCACGTCTATCACTACAGACAAACGTGATCTCAACAGGTCAGGTTCAGGTTGGCTACTACGGCTACGGCGCAGTTGCAACTAAGTTAGGCGCAGGCGCATACCGCTGGATGGTTGCATAACCACTAGCAACATTAATCATGGCGGGGGGGTTGCTCCCGATCTCCCCGCCAGCAGTTTAGAGAGGATGAAATGCCAAGTATTATCACAGCATCAGAGTTGAGATCCGTGCTTGGTGTTTCGTCTGCTCTTTATTCAGACGCATATCTGAATGACATCATCGACACATCTGAGGCAGTTATCTTGCCTTTACTTACAACTTTTGCATCACCAATAGCCAAGGTTTCGCTGACTAGCAATGTCGCAACCTTCACGACAGTAGGAATCCATGAGTTTACCGAAGGACAGTCAGTTGTCATCGCTGGATGCGGATCACCATTTAACGGCACTCGAACAATCAATGATGATGTCGATGCATACACATTTACAGCAAACATCACTAATGCCGATATCGCAGAGCGCAACGTCATCCCTAGCGGATCAGCAACGCTCACAGGCGCTACTACATATGTTGGCGTTGCAGCGGTTGAATCTGCGATTATCGTAGTTTCAGTTGAAGTATTTCAATCTCGTACTGCACCAGGAGGACAAATTGAAGGCGTGGATTTTGCTCCTAGCCCTTACCGCATGGGGCGCAGCTTGTTTAACCGCGTTGTCGGACTTTTGGGTCCATACATTGATGTAGAGACGATGGCTCAATAATGCCATCAACAATTCTCTCAGCAGTTCGCACTCCTCTTGCCACAGCACTCTCTGGAGTTTCAGCAAACGTATTTAGTTACGTTCCTGAGTCGATTCCAGCACCTGCTGTTGTTGTCGTTCCGGACTCTCCATACTTGGAGTTTGACACCATCGGCAAGAGCACCTTTCGATGCAAAATAAACATGACAATAACTTGCTGCGTTGCTTACAACAGCAATCCAGCATCGCTTGATAACATCGAGCAACTCATAACAAGTGTTGTGGCGGTTATACCTGCTGGATACGAAGTCCAGGCGGTTGATCGACCAACAGTAACAACAGTAGGCGCTGGCAACTTGCTGGTCGCAGATATCAGAGTGTCCACTTGGTACACTCAAACAGCATAAGGAGAACCAATAATGCCAACAACAGTCATTACGGGTCGCGACCTGATCTTGAGTATCGCAACAGTAAATTACGATGCGCAGGCAACTAGCGTCCAATTAGTTAATGAACCAACTATCGACATCTACCAAACTCTTGACGGTCGTGCTTACAAGCACATCGATGATCAATGGACACTTACAGTCGAGTTACTTGCTGACTGGGGAGTTGCAGGATCACTATTTGAAGCAATGTGGACTGCATGTGAATCAGCGCCAAACACAACTTTGGCAGTTTCACTTACAACTGCAACAGGTGCAGTCTTTGCGTTGAACGTCTTGCCAGTATTTCCATCAGCAGGAGGCGCAGCACCAGGAGCGCAAACTGACTCATGGACAATGACAGTCGTGGGACGTCCAACAGAGACATTCAGCTAAAATCTAACAAACGGGAGCAAAGATGAAAAAAGAAATCACAATTACATACGCATCAGGGGATCAGGCGACTTACATCGCCTATCCACCTGATTTCGCAAAATGGGAATTGGCTAACAAAAAGTCCATAGTTGAATTTTCAGGTATGCATGATCTGCTGTTTGTTGCACATAGCGCCATGAGGCGTGAAGCTGCTGGCAAGCCAGTCAAGGCACTTGATATTTGGATGGAAACCATTATCGATATTGAAGTAGGCATCGATAACCCAAAAGCCATAAACGAGGAAGCCTCAGCCGACTCTTAATTGAATTGGCAATAGCAACTCAGATCCCAATGAGCGAGTGGACATCCGCTGAGGATATCCTGACAGCAATGGAGATTTTGGAGGAGCGCAATGGCAGATGACATCACCGGTGAACGTTCCTTTATTGTTTATGACAAAAAAGAATTAAATGCTGTCAAAAAGGCTTTTAAGGCGATGTCGGATGAAGCAATCGAAGCAGCCAAAAAAGAATCCTCAGCGCTTGCACAATTTGCTGGAGACAGAATTAAAGCAGCTGCTAATTCTGCTCCTAATGCTTTGGTGGCAAAAAGAATTGCAGATGGTGTAAAGATCAGCAAGTCATCAAAAATTGGTGAATTGTCGTTTGGTTTTGCAGGACAGAAGTTTAGCGGTGGGGCAACTACTCAATGGAATGTCGGTACTAAAGGCGGAAACGGTTTGCTTGCTGGTGCTGAGTTTGGTTCAAGCAAAAACAAACAATTCGCTGCTCGCAGTCCAAGACGAGGCAAAAGAGGCAATGAAGGTTATTTTATCTATCCAACATTGAGAGAGATTCAACCAGAATTGATCAAACAATGGGAAGAAGCATTTAGTCGAATTTTGAAGGAGTGGTAAATGTCAGGTAGTAGAACCCTTAAACTTTCGATTCTTGCTGATGTAGATCAATTAAAGAAAAGTCTAAATCAAGGCACAGATGATGTCCAAGGCTTTGGCAACAAAATTGATGGATTCGCTGGTAAAGCAAAAGTGGCTTTTGCTGCTGCTGGAGTTGCAGCTGCTGCTTATGCTGGCAAACTACTTATTGATGGTGTCAAGGCTGCTGCCGAAGATGAGCAGGCACAAGTACGACTCGCCAACGCTTTAAAAAACACAGTTGGCGCAACCGAAGCCAACATTAAATCAGCCGAAGATTGGATTCTCAAGCAATCTTTAGCAACTGGTGTGGCTGATGATCAATTAAGACCAGCCCTAGAACGACTTACCAGAAGTACAAAATCAATCGAGGAAGCACAGAAACTTACCAACCTTGCGCTGGATATTGCAGCTGCAAAAAATATTTCAGTCGAAACAGCCGCTAATGCATTAGCAAAAGCCAATGATGGGCAGACTGGTGCGCTTAAGAAACTTGGTATCACCTTGGGTGACAATGCCAACAATCTTACAGAATACAACAAAGTTCAAAAGCAACTGGCTAAGGCTCAGGATGAAGCCAATTTTGCTTTAGATAATTACGGTCCGAAATCAAAAGAATATTTAAAGGCTTCTGCAAAAGTCGCAGAAGCGCAGGAAAAAGTCAATTTTGTTGCACAATCAGGTATCGATGTTTTTGGTGAGTTAGGCAAGGAATTCGCAGGAGCTGCTGCCGAATCAGCGAACACATTCCAAGGCAAAATGGATCGCTTGAAAATTGCATTTGATGAAACCAAAGAAACCGTTGGCGCATTTGTTTTAGATGCAATTACTCCACTTCTTGGATTCGTTACTGACAAAATTGTTCCAGCAGTTGAAACATTTATTGGAGCCATGGGCGGTAAAGAGGGACTTGGAGAGGCGTTCAAAGGTGTCTCTGAATATGCCAAAAAGTTCTTTACACCTGTCATTGAAGCCTTAAAAGATGCATTTGATAAAATCAAAAAAGTTGTCATGGATAACAAAGATGAGTTTGATGCTTTGTTTAAGTTCCTCAAAAACTTTGTTGCCCCATTTCTGGGCGGTGCTTTGAAAATAGCCATTGACGGAATTTCAAGCGCCTTGGCATTTGTCTTGGGTTTTATTGGAAAATTGATTTCGGGATTTGAAAAGATTATTGAGCTTGGAAGCAAAGTCAAAGATCTACTTGGAAAGATT